TTTCTGGTAAGATAGTAGGATTGACTGCTGGTTGCACAAAGCAGGAGTGCATCAAAGTAAACCTAGTTGGACAGGGTACTAGCCCCTGACCTTTGAAACGCCAGCCATTTCAATCCTCCTAACCTTTTCACCCAGCCTCTGAGCAATGAGCTTTGGGCATTTAGTTCGGGGGCTGGGATGAGAAGGCTAGACAAATGCAGCAGTGGTATTGCCATAAATGTAGAAAGATTAGATTGCCTCTCCTTGATAGGGGAAAGCCAAAGGTTAGGACTCTCCGCTCTGGCTTCATAGCAGTCTTCCTGCAATGTGGGCATCTTGCTGCTGTTAATCAGGATAGGAGATAATTATGCCAAGGGGATTAGAATCTATCGTAAACATTCTTGCTCAGATGAGGACTGACCAGTACCCTGAAGGTATCATAGTCTCTCAGGATTTTGGTGTCCACAGGTACTGTGATATAAACTCTAACTGTCCAGAAGCAATTAAACTCCGAAGGTACATTGCAGAGGCTGGATTAGAACTTGATGTTGTACTCCAGGAGCATAAGAATATATTATTTAATTCCCTAACCTCAACTTCTAGAGAAATAAACTATCCCGATTTTTCAGGTAAAACTACCATAATGATAGCTGGGAAAGAAATCGAAGTAGACCTCTCTGAGATTATAGAAGAAGAGCTGAAGAGAGCATTTTTTAGGAAAATAGACTGGTTCAGGGATGCAGAAAGACAACTCAGAGACCTTGGTTCTCAGCTTCATACTACTCTCTTAAATGATATTATAAGAAACAGGAGAAGTAATGTTCTCCCTCAGCTCTCTTTTCCTATAGATAGACTTATAAAAACTGGGTGTCTTGTGACTACTGATTCTGAAAGATACCTCATTATCTTTCCTTTTAAGTACAGACCAAGGTGGCTCTGGACTCAAGGGGTAAGGTATAGGATGGGAGAGGAAGATACAGTTTCACTGGAGAGAAATGTCTTCCTTGCCTTCTCCATATCAAAGGAGGGGAAGTTCTTAACTCCACGCCTCATAGATTATGCTGGTAATAAGTTCTACCACTACCATGCCAGTAGAAATAGTGAGAGAGATTGTTGGGGTCAAGTTCACATCCCTGAAAGATGGGACAGAGAATTTAAATCCTTGGTAGACCTCAAGTACCAATTAGAGGGAGTAATAGCAACAATAAATCTGGACAGTCTGTATAGCAATACTCCACCTCTTATGCCCTATGCTTGGGACTTGATGGAAAGAGCAACTAAAGAAGGAGAGGAAGGTAAGATAAAGAGGAGGAAAGAGGGAGAGGAAGTAGAAGAAGTATCTGCTTGGTCTGAGTACTTTAGCAGTTTAGCCACTGTAGAAGAATTCTCAGAAGTATCTGAGGAAGCTCCTATCCCCCGAAGGTGGGGAGAACGGTAGGTAATCATGCCTGATGATTTATATTCAAGACAGGTAGAATTAAATCTCTATGTCCCAAACTCTGTAACAGTTGTAGGTTGTGGAGGAATAGGAACTTGGGTAGCTATTGACCTGGCTATGAGTGGAGTTCCAGTCATTTACCTCTTTGACCCTGATGTGGTGGAAGAATCTAATCGGAATAGACTCCCCTTCTGCCAGGGTGCTCTCAACAGACCAAAGGTAGAAGTAGTAGCTGAGTTTATTAGAGCAATTAGACCTGATGCTATCATTGTCCCAATCCAGGATAAGCTGGGAGGAATTCTCCTTGATATACAGGGGAAAGTATGTCATATCTACATAGACTGTACAGATTCCCCTAAGACACAGATGACTCTGTATAAGTTCTGTAAGGAGAGGGGGGGGACATATATCAGGGCTGGGTATGATGGGACTCATATCACAGATACCAGCATAGTAAGTGGCTGGATAAATGCTGCTTCTGAAGAGGAGAATTATCAGGTCAATCCTAGTTGGGTAGTTCCTGCTCAGATAGTAGCAGCCCTAGCAGTGGCTAAACTGATGATGTACCCAGACCAAGAGGTTAACCTCGACATAAGCGAGATAGGTGTCCCTGTTGCTCAGAGGCAGAAAAAATTAACTGCAAGATGTAGGCAAACAGGGAGTGACCAAGATAGGAGAAGGAGGTAATAAAATGCCTTGGGGTAAAGCTGACACAGAAACTGAGAAAGTAGTATGCTCAGAGGTATCAGTCCCTGACATCTACATAGAGGCTATTCCTAGACAGAAGATAGGTTATCTCATGGAGGAGTACCCCCACCAAGAGTGGCTTGCTTACCTTGTTGGTAAGAAGTCAGACCACGAGAAGTTCTTTGTGGAGGACATATCCATTCCTCCTCATACTGAATCTTCTATGGCAAGTGCAGAAGCTGAACCATTCCATATCCCAGATAAGTGTATTGGTATCATCCATTCTCACCACAGAATGGGAGCTTTCCACAGTGCTACTGATAGGGACTATGTGGATAAAAACTTCCCTGTGTCTATCACAGTAGCATTTGGAGAAGGGAGCAACCTTGCTTATGATGCTCTGAGTTATCAGATAACTCCTTGTGGGAAGAGGATAGTCCTTGATTGTACTGTGAAGTATGTCCAACCTCCGCCACTGTTCAACAAGGATAAGTTTCTTAATAAGGCAAAGGAGAATATTGAGAAGGCACACAAAGTTTCCTTTGTGTCCTCATTAAAAGTAGTTCCCAGTGCTCTTGTTGGATATGAAGAGTTTCCTTGGTATCCTCATTACAGGGGAGTCCCCCTTCCACAAACAGCAGTAAGAGCTAAGGAGTCCTCCTTCCTAAGAATGAGGATACCAAAGATAGTTACTCAAACTGAGATACAGACAGTTCAAGACCAGGCAAAAGAGAGATATGGCTTTGTTCTTTCTAGGGCTGAGGCTGAGGATATTATTCTTAATCACCCTGAAGGTATCCGATGGTTGGAGCTATGAGGTTATTTGTCCCCTAGCTATTGACAAGCTATAACAGGTATGATAAGATAAATACTTCCTATGTAGATATTCATGTTAGAGTGGCACGATGTCTCTGAGTACATCCAGCAAGAAGTTTATGACCCCCCTTTTTTCATACAGGACTTACTTGCTAGAGGTGGCAGCCTTGAACTGTGTGGACAGCCTGGTGTTATGAAATCTTGGACTGCTGAACAAATGGGTTTTTGTATAGCTACTGGGACTGATTGGTTAGGATTCAGGACATCCCAAGCTAGATGTCTCCTTACCAACTTTGAGATAAGTAAGCCAAGATACCATCATAGGTTAGTCCTAATGTCAAGGAATTTTGCTGTTGAACAGGGTATGCTCATTGAGTGTACCTTGCCTTACTATTATCTGGATGAAGGAAACAGATTTGAGGTGTTTAAGGAGTTGGTAGACTTCATTGAGCCTGGAGTTATTATTCTTGACTGTTTCTCTGGTTGCTTTGGTGGTGACGAAAACTCCCCAAGAGAGATGTCTGGCTTCATAAACATATTATCGGAGTTGAAAGGAGAAAACAGGGGCATAATCCTCATCCATCATACTAACAAGAATCCTCTTATTGTCTCCCCAATAGATAAATCCAGAGGACACACTAAACTTACAGGCTGGGTAGATACTGTTCTGTATATGACTAACCAACCTAATGGGAAACAGATTCAATTTGGAAAGACCAGACATTCCTCCAGTGAACTTCACAGTATCAATATAGTTTTTGATAACTACTTTTGGGTAATTAGAGGACAGACAAACCCAAACCAAGGAGGTGCTTAGTGCTCAAGCTATAATGTTTATATTAAGTAAAAGTTTAATAACAAAGAAGGTTATTAAAGAGAATGCCAAAATAGTTTAAAAAAGGAGGAAAAGATGCCTATAACAAATAGAAGCGAAGCCAAAGAGAGTGGCTTTGCTCAGGTAAGAGATGCTTTAGTAAAGTTCAAAGGCAGGGTAACAAGTGCTGAATTTGGTGTGTGGGGAGGAGAACTGGTAGACAAAGAGACAGGGAAGAAAGTCCAGCCAAGGGAGTTCCTTGAGATTGTCACGGAGGATAATGAAGTCCTGGAAGTTACTGAGGAATTGTCTATGGACATCTCCCAGCAGTGGACATTCAGGGTTAATTGCTCTGATTACAAGGGTAGCTTCTGGGTAGAAATGTTCCTTGCATCGGCTGATAAGTTCAAGGTCAGGATTCCTGATGGGCTTATCAATAAGGTGGTTACCTTTGAGAAAGTTACCCTTGAAGCCTATGACAGGAATGGAGAAAGAACTCCCAAGTATGATTCCACAGGGATGGTAATAGCAGGAGTAGAAGGAGGGACAGCTAAGGCTGCTCCTAAGATTGTCAAGAAGGAAGGAGCAAAAGAGCCAAAGGAGGTTGGTGAGGTATCTAGTGAGCAACCAGCAGCCACTGGGGATGAAGCAGTAGACTACATGGCTTTAGCTGTTACCCTTGCTGTTGGAAAGACAGAAGCACAATTCAAAACAGCTATTGCTCTTGACCCTACTTTCATCAATAGCCCACACTTATCATTAGCTAAGGCAGGATTGCTTACCCAAGCACTTATCAATGATGGTAAGCTTACTGTAGATGGGGAAGGTAAATTTCAGAAGCCTGGATAAACCTGGGAGTACCATAGAGGGGGAGTTCCTAGGAGGTGTTTGGCAGCCTACCTTCCTCCCCTTCCAGAGGGCTGATGCCTTGTCAGGAAACAGGTGGGGACAGGGACATCTGTGAACAAGACCTGTCACAAACTAATATGCTGTGAGTCTGCCAGGGGCTGACTTCAATGATATTGGTTATTAAGGCTTTTAGAAGGCAGCCTTGAGAACCTTCTGGTGGCAAGCACCTAAAACCTGAATCAGCTCTCTGGATGGTGAGGGAGGACATTAAAAATTGAGTATGTGCTGGTGGCAAGTTGGGGGTGATGCTCCCACAGTCTAGAATGCTTAAATGGATGTATGCAACAGCCAGCAAGGTAATCTGGCAGGGTGAGTACATAGCAGGTACTTCAAATGTAGCGATAAACACAGCCCTGCCAACTAATAAGGAGAATAATGCTTGAAGGCTTTCTTTGCCCTGATGGAGTAACTATCAAGACTGAGGCTTGTCTTGATAGTTGTCGCATGGAAGACAGATGCCAAGAGCTCCCTGACCTTGTTCTCATATCCCAAGAGAGGGAGTTCAAGGGTGTTCCTTCCACTACTCAGCTAATCAATGGTACTATGCTGGAGTTCTTGAAGCTTACAAAGCCATACTATATAGACCCAGACTCCAGAACATTCATGGTTATTGGTACTAGACATCATCAGGAAATGGATGATATAGCAAAGCAACTTGGTATGGCTTCGGAAGTAGCTTTGTCTATTGATAGGGACATCTTTGACTTGATAACATGGACTAACAAGGGGCTTTGTCTTGTTGATAGAAAGGTGTGGGGAAGTTACAAGGTAGCTAAAGCCTTGGGGATTACCAAGGTTGGGGAGCAACCAGACCCTTCTGGTGCTGTGTACAAGACTAATTCTAAGTATGGCAAAGCAGGAGACCCCAAGATGATTCCTATTTGGGGGGTAGACCAAGACAAGATTGATAACTGGGAGGCAGAGCTTCAGCTTAACAGGTACAGAGTCCTCCTCTATGAGAAAATAGGATTATCAGTGGCTGATATGTGCCTTCGGGTCAAGGTCAGAGATGGGGGACTCTACATAGCCAAGGACAGGGGAGTATTTAGGAATAGCTATCGGATTCCTATTAAGTTTCTCCCTGATAGCAATGTCAAGGAGTACTTTGATTATAAGGAGAAATGTTTGCTTACTGCCCTGAAAGAAGGGGAATGGGTGCTCCCTTGTACTGCTGCTGAGTCCTGGGATGGGATTAGGTGTGAAGAATACTGTGATGTTTGGCAATACTGTCCAAAAGGACAATTAGTTCATGGCATAGGAGGCAAGGGTGCGTAAATGGTCTGATGATTACCATATCAAGGAACTGATATGGGGGATACTTCTGTTTATACTGATATTCCTCATAGCGATACTAAGTAAAGGAGGTTAAATGAATAATTGGAGACCCAAAGAATGGGACAATCCATACAGTTGCGATAAGAAATTAACTAAAGCATGGACTGAATGGTTTCAATCTGATGCAGAGATTGCTTTTGAAGCTGGCGCAGATGCTATGATAGAGGCATTAAGGAAGACTGGAGATAAGGTTGATAATGAAGAGGAAGTACCAATTCTTTACTACCCACCAAATAAAGGTATAATTGTATTTATTCCTGATGAGGAGGATAAATAATGATTTGGTTTCAATTACAAGATGGACAAAGTCTCTGTCCTTTTAGGTCAGGGCAGGTGGAAGATAGAGATTGCTGCGCTGGCAGCTGTCCTTTCTTTGTCCAGTTTAAGGGGAACTTAGAGAAGTCAGATGGAGAACCAGAATTTGACTGTTTATTTCGTTTAGTTTTATTAAAATACTTAGGAGTTAGAATGGAGGGTTTATGAGAGAGAAGATTCTAATTGGGGGTGACACCAACTCAGGGAAGACACTGGCTATAATCCAGTTAGCTGTTTCCTACCCAGAAAGGCAAGTCTGGGCTTTCGATGCTGAGGGTGACATCAACCTCACCCTTGAGGAGTTTGGTCTGGAGCTTCCTAATCTGACTGTGGTTAATGCTAAACCAGACTGGGTGGAGCTTGAGGCTAAGTACAAGGAAGCTAAGGAAGTCCTTACCTCCGATGACTGGATGACATTTGATATGATGGGGGTCTTCTGGGACTTAGCTCAGAACTACTTCTCCCGAAGTGTCTTTGGTGAGTCCCCCGCAGAGCATATTGTAGCTCTCCGCAGAGATGCCAAGAGAGCTGATTTTGGTGGCTTTGATGGCTTGACAGACTGGACTGTAATTAAGAGGATGCACAATGAGGACATCTTTGATGATGTTACCAAGTGGTCTGATTTCAATGTGCTGGCTACTACCAGCCTTACCGACTTCTCCCCGAAGGAGAGAGTCCCACAGACAGGTGTTAGGGGACTCATGGCTAAGGAGTTCGGTAGGAAGTTAGAAGGAGAAAAGCACAATGAATTCAGGTTTAGAGAGATAGCTATAATTTACTGTGATATTAGGGAAGGGAAATACTGTTTCAAGCTTGTTAAGGAGAAGGGGAAAGTACCTGAGCAACCTCTTCCTGAGTATGACTTCACTGGTAAGAGCTTCATAGATGTCTACCATGCTGTGAAGGAGGGAAGGTATGAAATACCTGAAACATAAGTGGCATAACTTCTGGTTTGCTTTGAGCTATGCTATGTGGACATTCAGATATATGGTAAAGGATAGGAAAGTATGAGGTACAATAATGGTAAACCAGTAGATAAGAGGAAGAGGCTGTACTACCCTTACTGTGGGTATCATGAGGGTTTCTGCTTGAAGGGAAGTCCATGTACTGAGGGATACCCCAATGGTAAAGGTTGTAAGTTCTTCAGGGCTAATCATCCTATTACCAAGCTCCCTCCACAGATGCTGAGGTAACAAATGAAATGTCTAAGGTGTGAACAGGAAATAGAACAAGATGCCCCCGCAGGAGCTGTTATCTGTGGAATTTGTGTTGATGAATTAAGGCAAGAAGAAGATGGTATACGAGACCAACAGGAGGCAGAGGCTAGGGACATGATGGAGGAAATGGATAGGGAAGCATATGAGGAAGAAGAAAGGGAAAGGCATATTGATAATGGTAATAGCTGGGGGTACTGTTAATGCTCTGGATAGATGATAGAGAGGTGACAGCCCACCCTGAGATTCCTGAACTGATAAAAATTGAATACAAGGTTGAGAGACTTGATTCTTCTGACTATGCTTTCATTGATTCCAACAAAGAACCAGTAGGCATAGAGAGGTGTGAAATATCAAATCTTGTCCAGAAGCTCAGGTCAGGGGAATTGGAAGACCAACTTTACCGATGTCAAGATTCCTTCTCTTCTGTTATCCTCCTCAAGGAGGGAGTCTATGATGAGGTTGATGAGGTTAGTGGTTTGCTTGCTACCCACAAGAAAGGGAATAGGGGATATTACAGGGATTTTGTTTACCCCCATACTACCTTTGAGATTATTAAAGCTATGGAAGTAAGGTTATCAGGGATGGGGATAGAGATAATAGATAGTCCTAATTTTCCCTGTAGTATAATTATAGTCAGGTTACTCCATGACCTCAGAACTAAACCAGAGGGGGAGAGGACATTGTTCAGGAAAGTAAGGAAGGTTAATCTCCCTGTTAAGCTATCTGCTAATCCTGCAGTGCCAAAGCTTATGGCTCTTGTGCCACATCTATCCGAGAAAGCAGCTATAGCTCTTATCTATAAGTATGATACTATCTGGGGTGTGCTCAATGCTCCTGACAAAGAGCTTCTGAAGGTTGATGGGGTCGGTAAGGGAGTGGTTAGGAATCTGAGAAGGAGTATTGGTAAGGAGGGTTGAATGAAAACAGGTTTAGGTTTTTGGTTATTCCTATCAATCATAGCTGGGTTTGCTGGATTAGGTATTGCCTTTCTTATTTTATTGATTATGGATTTAGTTTGATGAGATTCATAATTAACAAACAGATGTCCTTAGAGGAAGCTCTAGCTCTAGCCAAAGAGCCAAGAACTAAGATAGGTCTGGACATAGAGACAGTGAGCTTGGAGAACCAACTCCCTCTTGGTATAGGGATAGCTATATCCTCTACTATAGGTTTCTACTTCTTTGACCCTGGAGATGAATTAGCCAAGGAGATGGTAGAATCAGCCCACACTGTTATCATCCAGAACGCTAAGTATGACCTACCTATCCTCTATAATCTAGGTTATTCTATCCGAGCCTATGAGGATACTATGCTCATAGCTTATAGTGCAGGAATCCTTGACAACAGCCTTGAAATCTTATCCCAAGAAATCCTCCTCAAGGAATGTCCAAAAGTTACCTCTCTTTGGAGGAAGCCTGACCAGGGTAATATAGCTATTGACCATGTGAAGATGGGACAAATATGTATTATCCATGCTTGTAGAGCCTACGAGCTAGAAGAAAAGCTGCCAAAGACAGCCCTCTACCAAATGATAGATAAACCTTGCTTACCTCTCCTGATGGAGATGGAAAAGTGGGGGGTACTTATTGACCAGTTCACATTGACCAGAGTTGAACAATCAGTTATGGATAAAGTTATCCCTATGGAAGCTGAATTGAAGGCTGAACTCCGTGTTGAGAACTTAGCTTCCAATGTCCAGGTAGCTGAGGCTCTTAGGAATCTTGGTATCATAGGTACAAGGAAGACCAAGAGTGCCAAGGATAGTGTATCCGAGGAAAGCCTTAAACCTCTTAATTTACCTCTTACCAATAAGATACTGAAGTGGAGGAGCTTAATGAAGAATCTGACCACTTATGTCCCTGCGTTTAGGAAAGTAGATGCTCAGGGTAGAATACACACAGTCTTTGGTAATACCAATACTGGTCGCTGGAGGTCTGGTGATAAGAAGATGGGGAAACCTAATTTACAGAACATAACGAGGGACTCTAAGTTCGAGGACTCTAATGACTGATACCCTAAGAGGGTGTATTATATCTGAATCTGGCTATACTTTCATATCCTTGGATGCCAGCCAGATAGAGCTCCGTGTTCTGGCTATCCTAAGCCAAGACCCACAGATGCTTGAAGACTTGAAGACCAGTGACCTCCATATGGCTACTGCAATCAGGATGTTTGGTTGGACTGATAATGAAGATGAGATGTCCGCAAGAAGGTACAAAGCTAAACAGGCTAACTTTGCTTTGGTCTATGGTGCTGATGAGTACAAGTTAGCTGAAATGTTAGAGTGTACTTTGGAAGAAGCTAGAGAGTTTATGGGAGAGCATAAGAGAGCATATCCTATACTCTATGCTTGGATGGAGGAGGTCAAAATCAAGGTAAAAGAAGAAGGTTATACTGTCAATATGTTTGGTAGGATTAGACCCATACCAGAGCTAAATGCTGGGAGTTGGAAAGTAAGAGAAGCTGCTGAGAGGGAAATAATTAATACCATAACCCAAGGCTCAGCGGTTGACATAGTTAAGATAGCTATGCTATACTTGAGGAAGGTATTAGATATAAGTGTACGATTAGTACTCCAAATCCATGATGAAATGCTTTGGGAATGCCCAAATAACTTGCTTCACCAATCGGTGAAAATATGCCAATCAGTAAAAGATATATTTCCTGACTATCCATTCAACATTAAAGTAGGTACAATATACAATCAGCTAAAGGAGGTAAAATGATAAGAGTTAAAGATAAACCAAGTAGGTACAATATACAATCAGCTAGGCTTGAAGAAGCTAGTATTTACTGTGAGTTTGATGTAGATAGGCTCAGTCCCAATGATATTGAGGTTGTTAAACAATGCTTAGACGAAGTCGTGGAAATGCTCCCAGGAGATACTATCTCTTTTTCCTACAACTTCGAAGTTGAATATTTTGGAGTAGTTAGAGCGTTCCTTACCATACTTAATATTTTGGATAAAGCTTCTATAGTAAAGGTTAAGACTGAGGAGTTACTTAAAGGGAGATGTCTTGCTCAAGAGTTATTCTGTAGGCTGGAACAAATTGAGAAAAAGTTCTGTAAGGGAACAAACGGAGAAGCATGAGTAGTATAGTTCTCCCACCACAGATAATACATGGTGATAGTCTTGAAGCTCTGATAAAGATGGAATCAGGGATAGCTGACCTTGCCCTTATAGACCCACCTTACTTCGATTATAAGACAGGGCATAGAAAGGATAAAGATGGTAAGCTCAGCCAGTCCTTAGTCCAGCAGGACAGGGATTCCCAACTTCGTACTGTCCAAGAATGTATCCGAATCCTTAAGGATAATAGAGCTTTCTTCTTCTTTACCAACTGGCAGGAGGCTTGGTGGTTTCAAGAGAGATTCTCTTCTTTCTTGAGGAATGAAATAGTCTGGGATAAGGGTAACTGGACAGCAGGAGACCTAGAAGGTAGTCTTGGTTGTAAATGGGAAGCTATTTTCCTTGGTGGCAAAGGTAGGTGGAAGCTCAAGGATAAGAGATTAAATGATATTGATGGCTGGGACATACCCAGAGTTAGTACTGATAGAGTCCATCCAACTGAGAAGCCTGTAGACCTCTATGTTAAGATAATTGAGTTAGCTACAGAACCAGGAGACCTTGTCATAGACCCTTACCTTGGCAGTGGAGCGAGCATGGAGGCAGCTATCAGGACTGGGAGGAACTTCCTTGGCTGGGATATAGATGAATACTATTACAAAGTTTGTTTAGAAAGGGGGGAAAGATGTCAGAAGAAAGACAGATTTTGATTTGCCCAGAATGCGATGGTCATGGTTATCAATTTAAGCAGTATGGATATTGTCCAACTGCACATACAGAAGAGGAGCAACTTGAGATACTAAGGAGTTGTTGTCCAGATGCTAAGGATGTGGAGGTAATAGGGAGAGGGGGAGATATATGGAAGATTAGATGTCCTCTCTGTAAAGGTAAGCGTTTTGTCTCTGTTCACCAAGATAGTTCCCAAGTAATTCAAGGGGGGAAAGATGCCTGAAACAAGTACACTAACAGTTGTTGAGAAAGAGATACCTTTTAGTATGTTCTATGTAGTTCCCCTAGCTGATTTCCACATTGGAGCTAAAGCCTGTGCTTACAATGTAATACAGGGATATGTAGATTGGATTAGAGAGCATGATAATGCCTATACAATCCTCAATGGGGACTTAATGAATTGTGCTACGAAGTCGAGTACACCAGAACTTTGGGAAGATTTGATAACACCAGATGAAGCTTATGCCAGATTAAGAGCTATACTTCTCCCTATCAAAGATAAGATTCTAATGGTAATAAGAGGGGGGCATGAAGAACATATCTATAGGTTAGTTGGCACAGACTATTCAGCTAGGCTTGCTTATGATTTGGGGGATGTACCATACAGACCTGATGCTGGGTTAGTAATAGTCTACAGCCCAAGACCAGGAGTATCTACTGGTAGGACAGCTTTCAAGTTCTATGCTACTCATGGTTGGGGAGGAGCAAGAACTATTGGAGCTAAAGTTAAAAAGGTAGAGGAACTGGCTATGGCTGTTGACGCTGATGTTTATATCCTTAGCCATGACCATACTCAGAATGTCCATAGGTTAAATAGGTATGTACCTTCTGATAAGCACACCAGACAAGGGATACTTTACCTTATCCCACACAGACAACTTCTTATCAATACTGGGGGATTCCTCAAGTATGAGGGTTATGTAGCAAAGAAAGGCTATATCCCCCAAGACTTAGGTACTCCAAGGATAAGGTGTGAAGTTAAAAGGGATAGTTCTGGTAGGTATTATAAGGACTTACATTCAAGTATATAAAGGAGGAAAATGATAGAAGTAAAAGGTAAGAGAGTCTATATTGCAGGAGCACTTAGCTCCAAGGAAGATGACACCAGAGACCCAAGCACAGTGGTCATAGACTACCTCTTTAATGTCTCTAAGATGTGCAAGGTAGCTTCCCTGGTCAAGAAAGCAGGTGGTTTCCCTTTTGTTCCTGCTCTTGATTTACTCTTAGGGATAGTCAATGGAGACTGGACTGAAGATATGTATAGGGACATAGGTATGGCTTTCTTGGAAGTCTGTGATGTTGTCCTTGTTATATCCTGGAGTTGGGGTGTTGAACAGGAGGTGGAGAGAGCTAATAAAATAAATATCCCTGTATTCGATATTTCCAGTCAGCTTATGCTCCCAGTAAAGGAGGAATAATGTCTTTAATACAAGAGTTCAAGAAAGCAGAAGAGAACTATCATGGACACCCGTTGTTCTTTGAGCTAACACTACAGGAGTTAGAGCTTCATTCCAGTAAGAACAGGGACTATGCACAAGGAGGAAACCCACTGGGGAACTTTTACAGAGTATCAACAATCAAAAACTTGTATCCTGGATTACCCTGGGATAGCCCAACTGGAGTAGCACTTGGTTATATGCTTAAACAACTGGATGCTGCTTTCTGGATGCTAGCTCAGGGATATGAGGGGGAGGTAGAGAATATTGACTCAAGACTAGCTGATGTCCATGTCTATGCTAAACTTGCTAGGATTCTGCACAGGGAGGAAACTACTAATGCTCAAAGAACTTTTGAAGAAGCTGTTCAAAAAAGGTAGTATAACTTGCCCTCATTGTGGTATAAACCTTATCCCACTACCTCTGTATGATGGTGATACAGTAAATAGTGAACAAAAAGAGCTTGACCCAAGATATATCCATTTCTCATGTTGCTGTGGCTATATATTTGCAAGACAAGATTATAAGGAGTTCAAGTTCTTTGCAAATTGGGGTTGTAAAGCTGCACTCAACTATCCAATTAAAGACTATGGGGGTGAAGTATTACCAAGAAGAGGATTACTTGTAACTTTGTACAAGGAAGGCTTTAATTATATAGGGAATTCCCATAGCTAAAAAGTATGCCCCTGAGAGGCTCAAGAAAGGGCATTGAATCTTCTCTGTGATGTTTGCCATTCAAAGGAAATTTTACCCCCCTTTTTTGTTAGCTTCAACTATGTCCTTTGCTCCCCAGCAGCTCTTTGCATCATCATCTCTGGTTTTTGGAGCAAGGTAGCCAACATCTCATTTATCTTGGCCTGTCCACTAGCAAGGTATCTTCCCGCTGTGTTCAGATACTGGACTGATATATTCATTAACTGTGTAGCAATACCTGCTTGAGCTATGTAGTAATTTACCTCTTGATTAGCCACATCAGCTTCTGTATTATATTTCTCTAGAAGTCTCGATATGATAGCTATCCTCTGGACAGCTTCATTGATATAGCTATTACCTATAGTGGACTGCCTACCAGCCTTAGCTTCCCAAGCATTAGCAATAGCTACAAAGCCACCACCCTCATCAGCATAGTTTCTCATAAGGTTAGCTAAATGACTGGCATAGTTCCCATAAGTAGCTCCTACATCTTTTCCTCTTGTCCCCTCATTGATAAGGGGTTCACCAGTATCTAGATAACCTAGACCTGTAGCAACCTCAGATTCAATGTTATCAAAAGCTGCATCAGCAAGACCAAGGGCTGTATCTATAGAATCCGCTGTAGCCTCTGCATCACTAAGAGCATCAGCAGCAGCAGTCAAAGCACTTATAGAAGCAGTAAGGTAAGTAGAAATATCGGGAGCATCTGGGAATGTAACCCCAGATAGACCTTCTATGATGTCCACAGCATCATCTAAAGTGGTAATTGCTCTATGGGTATATTCCTCTGCCTTGAAGATAAGAGCTTCACCTGAAGCACCAATGATAATAAGGTCATTGAGATGGGAAGGATAATCTCCCTCAGTATCAGAAGTTGGAGGAGTCCACTTAGAGTAGTAGATAATTCGGAGGTGTTCATCCTCAGTAAGTGTCCCAGTCCTTATAGAAAGGAAGCTACCCTGAATATCGAAGGCAACAAAGGTAGGAGGATTACCCCCCGCAGGATACTCTACCCTATCAATCTTTATGTAGTCAGGGAGTAGTGTTGATATATCCAAGGTAAGGGAGTCTAACTCATAAGACACTGCGTAGGTATCATCTGGCAGGTTGCTCCCAATTTCAGTAACCACACCAGTCAGGTAATCAATGCGGAAGTCAGTATCTAATTTCTTCCCAAGTATGGTGACTGTTCCCACCTTCACTGGTTTATAAGCCAATGTTCCTGTGTTGCTGCTAATAACCAAGCTCTCACCAGAAATAGTCCTTACTATTGTAGTCTCAAGGATGTCCCTCTTGAACAAGAGCCTGGACATTAGGGATGTTGCTTTCTCTATTGCCCTGATGATTTCATCAGGTTGCCATATTGTTGTCTCCCTATCAGCTATCTCTATCCGTATATCACTTATTAGTTTATCTTGTAGAGCCATACTTGCCTCCTACTTCCTTATATCAGAACCTTCAATATAATAGCAATGACCACAAAGAGAGTAAATAGACCAATAGGTAGACCAAACTTATAATAGTGGAATTCTCTCCCTATCTGCTCTTTATCCCCATAATATAAGTTCATCTTGCTCCAATCAGTCTTTCGACAGGAAGCCCCATCAGCCCACCCTATAACAAAGGCGTGCCATTCTTGGTGCTCATTCATAAAACTTCGTAGTCGTTCAACCCACACATTCATGTTCCTTATTCCTCTTTGTTCTCCTTGATGTGTGTCACAGTTCTGTCAGCGAACCACCAGGTAATACAAGCACCTGCCACAGTTAAGAACCATGCTGGGGGTGTTATCCCTTGAGTAACCATTTGGACAATAGCAGCACTAAACATAATGGTTACTGCTGGTCTAACCACAGCTCTGAATATCTCAACAACAGGATTATTATTCATCTTTCTTTTCCTCCTCTATTTTACCATCTTTGGCCTTTGTTTGTCCAGCCTTCTCAGCCTCTCTAGCCTTGTTCACAGCCTCCACTATAACAAGTTGCTGGAGAAGATGCAGGGCTTCCTGTATTCCTATGTTCCCTGCATAAGCTGCTTCCTGTGTTTCCTGCTTGAATGAAAATGTGAATATAACCATATTCCTCCTTATGTTGCTTGGAGCATCACTCTGTATTTTGTGCCATTTACATATGTTTGAAACTCATCATCAGTTTCATTCCACCATATTTTGCCATTACCCGCACCTGGGTCAGTTGCAGAAGGTATCAGTATATAACTACTGTAGATTCTCATACCACTAAGTATCTCAACATATGAAGATGAGCCTGGGTTCATAAAGATATTGCCATCAGCTTGTAGTGTTAAGTTATAATCAGAATCAATTACTATTGAGTAGTTACCAACAGAAACTATTCTTATGTCACTTGCAAAACCCCCCATGTATCCTCTTTGTCCTGCAAATGTACTATAGTAAAATACTAAGGCAGCACCTTTTATTTTTAAGGCTGTACTATCTATGAGAATATCCCCACTACCACCATATATTGTTACCCCATTGATAGTACCAGCAGTCAATGTCCCACAATCTTCTGAAATAGCTTGAAGATTAACTACTTGTATTTTCACTGCTGTTACTGCTCCTGCAGCTATCTTGTCAGCAGTTATTGCACTGGCTGCTATCTTCTCAGCAGTTACTGCTAAGGCATCAAGTTTAGCTGTAGTAACAGCCCCAGCATCTAACTTGGCTGTAGTGACTGCTCCAGCTTCTAACTTAGGGGTAGAAACAGCACCACTGGAAATCTTAGTCTCAGTAATAGCAGAAGTAGCAATACAAGCTCCATAGACAGAATTTACTGCTAACTTCGCATGGGTAACTGCCTCATTAGCAAGTTTAAGCTCAGTAACCAATCCATCCATAACCTTGTCAGTGTTAATGAGAATAGAATCAGTGAATGGATTAAGCACATAGGCTTTATACTCTGTTGTGCTTCCCCTAGAAGCTACTGCTACTAACATCCTATCATCCCCCACAGCATCAGTAGCATCTTGGGAATGCTGTAAAGTACTATTACCAAGGATAGCATAGAAGTACCAAGCACCATCAGCAGTCATATAAAAACTACCAGCATCTACCCCTTGAGACCTCCCGTCAGCTAGATAGACTGTCCCAGCACCCCAACTAATTGTGTCCCAGTCTACTGAGGTAAAGGCTATGTCAGCTATATATGCTCCTATTGTTAGCCCACCTTCAGGGAACTGAGCAACAGGAGCTTTAGGTGGTTCAGACTCAGCTAAACCAGGAACATCAGCACCACCAGGGGGTGTATAACCACTGACCACTCCACCAAGGTAGATAGTTATTCTATAGACCCCTCTATCATATTCCCTTATCATTCTGTGGATATAGCCAGTAGATACCCTTGGGGTATCATACCTGTCATCGGTGACCTGAACCTTGTCAAAGAGTTCAAGTGTACAGTGCATAGGAGCTACCAACATCCCTTGACTACCTTCACCTTGTATCTTAACCAATATTGCAGCAGCATAGTCATCTACTTGGGTTTGAGTCCTTGTATTAAAGTTTTCCAGGGTAGAGAAAAGGTAATGCCTATCTACCCATTTGTTACCCAATTTAGCATAAGAATCATCGTCCTGAGCGACCCCACTTATCCAACCATCCTCATCAGGTGGTGTATAATCTGCATTATAAGCCCAGACAATGACTCTATTTGGTATAGTCACAGCTACTTCCTCAAGGTTAGAGTCAAAGAGGTCTATAGTGTTGAAGTTGTAGGCAGTAGCATGGTCACTAGGTTGATAAGGAGCGAGATGCCCATTAGTTTTGTATTTGAGATAGCTCTTTGTCATGTCCATGACCTGCCTCATCCCAGACCTAGCGTTTGAAATTGATACTGGAGGTTTAAGGTCACCAATATAACCATCATCATCCCCATCATCTAGAGTTATCCCACAAGCAGTACAAAGGTCTTGGAGAATCTCCAGGATAGTCTTATCCCCATTGGCTAACAAGGCTGCATATAGTTCTGGAGCACCATCGGAGAGGAGGGTCTCCCCATCAGCGAGAACTCTTGTTGATAACTCATCCTCTTGCTGCCAATCTTGGTTATAACTAGCATTAGCAAGGGTAACATTGTGAGCTGCTATAAGTGTCCAAATATCTACACAGTTAAGTTGGAGTCTTAGCTCCTCTTCTTTAGCTATAATCTGTTGGCTATACACCCACAGAGGAGGGAAATCCCCTGAACTTTCACCAATGAAGCTAAGATTAAGGGTAAGTTGTTCCCCCTCATAGTTCTTAGCATTTAGGCTCTCATCAGCATTATCAAGCTCAAGGATGAACTGACTACCCCAACCCATCTCGTCTGTGTAGATACGCATGAGTCTATCATTGCCACCTCCACCCTCAGACTTATGGGTATCTCCACCAACAGTGATAGTAATAAGGGGGCTGCCTATCGGAAGTTTTTGTCCTGTTCCTGACCTCATTAGACTCCTTATTGTAGTAGGAAAGTACCATTCTCTATTGTGACCTTAGCTTCAGCTCCAGTGCCATCTTGAGCCTTACTCTTAGCTCTATACCAGCCACTCTTATCATCGGTGTCTGTGTTCCAGTAGTAAACATACATCCCTGTTGAATCCTTAGTCATAGACCATCCAGCTTCAACAGATACCAATGTGCTATCCTCATCATAGAGCCAGACCTTAACTCCCTGGTCTGGGTCATATAAAGCTCCTGTGCTGGCCAGCTTAACCTCAGCCCATATAGGCACAGTTTCCCCTTTTTGCCAATCTCTTCTATTAGTCATATCATCTTCTCCTGTCCATATTTTAACATCATGGTAGGTTTTTGTAAAGACCTTTAAGTCATGGTATGTCTTGGTGAATAGGAACATCCTGAGAATGTGTCCAATAAGAGTAACAACTTTAGTTGCTATACCTTTCAAACCTAGCAGTGCTGTGGCAATCCTACTCAAGGCTACTGTTCTCATACCTGAACCAACAATACCAAGATAAGCAATACCAGCCCTTATATAATGCTCAATGATTTCATAGATACCTGTAGCTTTTAAGTCTAACAAAGCCAGGCTTGAGCGGGTAAGTGTTACCATCCTAGTAGCACTGGACTTGAGACCCAATAAAGTAGTATCTAACCTTATTAACCCAAGAGTCTTCATTGCTGTGGACAATAATCCCAACAATGCTGTGCTAATCCTATTAAAACTAAGTATCCTTAACCCTGTGGATAAAAGACCTAATAGAGTAGTCTTTGAACGAGAAAGCATTATTATCCTAGTAGCAGTAGTTTTTAAACCAAACAGAGCAGTTTTAGTTCTCCCTAACAAGAGTGCTCTAACCCCAGTAGCTAACAAACCAAGGTATGCTACCCCAGTCAAAAAGTAATGTTTAATGATAGCTTTTATACCAGTTGTGCTAAGTCCAAGCAATGCTTCCTTAGCTCTGCCAAGAGATAGCACCCTCATAGGCTCTAAGTAATCATATTTATAGGTCATATCATAGGAGTAGTCATACCAACCAGAATCATACCGAGTACGGCCTTCACCTGCCTTTACATCAGTATTCCGTATCCTTATCTGCAGGTAATTATCACCATCACCACCACCCCATTCGACTAAGATTCTGACCTCCTCATTAACCAGAACAGCATTATCAAATGTAGCTGTCTTCCAATCATAGTAAGTATATAGGGAACTGGCATCCCCCCAAACCTTAGAGGCAATGATGCTATCATCAGACACCCTACGGATTGTGAAGGTTACATCACCAGTGGGACTTCCTGCTCTTCTGATAAGGAAGGAGAGGGCTGTTACCCACCTATTGCTGATAGTTAATCTCTGTCCTGACCTTATATCTCCACCAAAGCCCAGATTACCATTGCTGTTGAAGGATGTCTGTTCCTCTGTAAAGAACCTATCAAGAACCTCCAAACCTAACAAGGCTACTTTGGAACGAAGAAGGTTTATTGCTCTTAACCCAGACCCTGCTAGTCCTAAGAGGGCAAGCTTTGACCTACCAACTGCTAGAGCCTTAACACTGGTTGTTACTAAGCCTAAATAGGCTACTCCAGTTCTAATACATATCTTGATAGTTTCTGCTATACCTGTAGCTTTTAATCCAAGGAGAGATACCTTAGAACGAACTAAACCCAAAGACCTTGTAGCAATGCCCTTCAGTCCTAATAGTGCTGTCTTAGTTCTGAAGTAAGAAGTTACCCTGGTAGCTGTGGGATTTAATCCAAGCAAAGAAACCTTAGAGCGTATAAGAGATAGAACTCTAGTAGCAGTAGTTTTAAGCCCTAATAGAGCTACCTTAACTCTTTGATAAGATAAAACTCTTACCCCAGTAGTAAGTAATCCTAGCAAACTATTAAGAGCTACTCTGACTATATCTATGACCCTTGAACCTGTGAGAAACAGACCAAGGTATGCAACTCCTGTCCTTATATAGTGCTCCATAGTGGAGTATGCACCTGTAGCTTTTAACCCTAGAAGGGATATATAAGAACGAGCTAAAGCTAGTCCTCTTATCCCAGTCCCTTTCAAACCAAGCAATGAAACTTTAGACCTTATGTATTTAGTAGCTCTTGTACCAGTAGCTAGTAAACCTAAGTAGACTAGAGCGTTTCTAGTATAATGTTGGATTGTGTCATAGATACCAGTAAGCTTTAAGCCAAGTAATGATACCCCACTTCTAGTAAGTGATAATATCTTACTAGCAGTGCTTTTCAATCCCAATAATGCAGTATCTACCCTTGAGTATCCTCTTACCTTTGTTGCTGTAGCTAACAAACCAAGTAAGCCTGTATCAGTCCTTACTCGACCAACAACCTTACCATATAAACCCTTCAATCCTAATAGTGCTTCTTTAGTCCTTGTGATAGAGAGAGACTTTAATCCAGTAGTGAGCAAGCCTAATAAAGCAGAACTAACTCTCTGGTATCCTCTTGTCCTTATTGCTATAGTTGCTAAACCTAATAAGAGAGCTTTTGCACGATTGATTGTAATTTCTCTTTCAGTTTCTTGTCCTGCCCACTCCTCAAACATGAAGTCAAAATAATATGCTTCCCAAGTATCACCACTATCATTACTCTTCTCATAGTTCCCATCTGAGTAGGTTGGATAAGAAGTATCATGTCTCCAATAACCCATGTTATTTGAAGTGGTACTTTGTGCTCTCACAACAATAGCATATTTTGTAGCTGTTGACAAGACATAACCACCACCTAAGTTTATCTCATACCATTCACCAGCAATAGCGGTTGTTAGTGTGTTGCCATTGATAGTCCCCGAACATAAATCATCACCAATTGGGTGACCATATTCATCAGTAGCTTTTATACTGACTGTAATTGTTCCAGGACTACCACTCCTATATAACTTTAATCTGACAAACCCTACTTTATGTGTTACTGAAGGAGTAAAGGTTTGAGCTTTCCAATAAGTCCAGAAGAAATACCCAGAGGAATTATCCCCAGTATTATAGTATTCATAGCGTTCAGGGAAGAGGTCACCCTTCAGTCCCAGCAAAGCTATTTTTGTCCTCACCAAGTCAATAGTCTTAGTAACTAACCCCTTTAATCCTAACAAAGCTTCCTTAGCCCTCGATAATCCAATCCCTCTACTTGCTGTTCCTAATAGACCAAGTAAAGCTGAACCAACACGCTCATAGACACTCAGTGTTGTAAAGTCTTCACTGGTTGACCATTCTCCTTCCCCAACAGTATTCTTTGCTTTCGTTTGATATTCATAATCTGTTCCTGGTTCTAGGTTACTGAGGTCTTCATAGTAGGTATCATCTGTCTCTAGGGTATTCTGCCACTCAGTTTCTACCCATCCTTCAGATTCGTGTTTCAAGGATGTACCAGTACCTACTAAACCTAGGTAGGATAACTTACTTCTAATAAGGGATATAGCCTTGCTTAGGACTCCCTTTAATCCAACTAAAGAAGAACCAAGTCTAGATAAGCCTATTGACCTACCAGCAGTACCAAGTAGACCCAAAGAGGCTGTTGCAGAGCGTTCATAACCAGAAAGTTTACAATGAATATAGCAGTGAATACTAGGTTCAACACTAGGTTCAACTATATAGAATAGAGTAACTCCTCCACCATAATCTTCATAGGAAGTAGTTATGTTACCATATTCATACAATCCAGTATAAGGAGTATAGGGAAATGTAGCATAGGCAGTAAGTACAGTAGTTTTACTCCCCCAACTGCTTCCTGCATACTTCCTGCGATAAATCTTGTTGGTATCATCTGCCCAAAAACAGTACAAATTATTACTTGAATCCTTACTCAAGGACACAGCATATTTAGGAGAAGTCTCACTTGAAGAAGCAATTTCTTCCCCTGCTGAGAAACTGCTAGTAGAATAGGTATACTTGATATAGATAATAGAGCCAGCAGGACTATGCTTTGTGAAAACAAAGTGAACATCATCCCCCACCGCAACTAGGCATAATGATGGAGGAATAAGTTCTAAATGATAAACTTGGTTTGCACCTGATGTCTGTACTTCATCTGACCAAGAGCTACCATTCCATACTCTTACACGCAGATAGTAGCCTCCAGTAGTCCTACCACAATAAGAAGCTAATATCTTACCTTCAGTTAATGGGACTAATGCTACTACCCAACTACCATCAGATGTATCATTGAGTTTCTTAGGAAAACCTGATGGTGTAGTTCCCCAAGTCCCATCATTATTCCCTGACTTGACAACCATAGGGAAACCTGTAATAAAACCAGTATATCCTATCCATACATAACCATCTGTGTCTGTACATATAGAAGTAATATAAGCCCAAGATATACTTGGGACAGTTTGCCAATCAGTAGTCCATGTTACTGTACCATCAGTTTCAGGCTTTCCTCTCCTATAATATAGTACATTGCTGTCACTCCAAGCATCACCATAGGAACAGTGGACATAAGTACCATCAAACCAGATAGAAGAATCTATCCCATCCATATACTCATATCGGAAAATAATAGGAGTTTCCCAAGTTTCACCATCTGTTGAACTCTGGTAAAATCCATCCCAACCATCCGTATAAAATATCCAATATCTCCCAGCAGTATAAAAAGTCCTCCGCTGGTGTTGCCCACGAAAAGTTCTTCGTTGGCTAGTTTCCCCAACAAAATAAGGAGCATGAAATATTTCTACCTCTACCCCATAGTAGGAACGAACTCCATCAACAATCTTTGCCCTGTAATAGTAGACTCCATAGGGTAAATTTAAAACCTTGTTATATTGACCAACTCCACCTATACCACAATCCTCAGTGTGGGTATAGACTCCAGGTGATGTCCCCCACTCAAAGTATCTATGAGGGTTATCACTGTAAATATATGGGACATTCCCATGAAGGGTTAATTCAGTTCCTGAATAACCTGTTGAAGCAAATTGAGTTGTTCCAATAGCGTGCTCTGGTTGCCAATCAAAGATAGATATACCCAGAGCATCCACCACATCAGTCATCCTATTAAAAATAGCACGGCCAAGAGAACCTGCGAAGAGAAGACCAACTGCTTTATTGTCAAGTAAATCTATAAGACATGAACCTGAGTCTCCCCCTTCTGCCATCACCTGCCTTGTAATAATTTGGTCATCGAAATATGCTACCCCAGCTTCCCCAAAACCTATTTCTATAAGTCCACTAAACTCCAGGATGGGCTTCATAGTAACTGCACTGGTTCTACCAGATTTGGCTACCTCCATCCCAACCACAGCAGCTTTATGTCCTCTGGGATATTGAAGCTCTAGGAGTTCATCTGAAACATCATCTTCATCATCAGGCAAAGCAATAGCACAATCAACTAAGTTAGGATTCTCTGGGTCTCCAAAGACAATAGGCTCAAAATCAGCCAAAGTTCCTATCTTATCGTTGGGGTCATCCCCACCATCATAAACACCAGGTTGAAGAATATGGTCTCCAATCTCCCCAGCATTGGTATTAGCAAAGACATGGTTATTAGAGAGGAGGTGTTTTGTTCCTGATTTGAAGCAAGTACAACCAAAAGTTCCTGCTGATATGTCTACATGTCCTATACTTACACCAGGAGGAGCAGGGCGATGTTTTGCTGTCCTATCTACTGCTAAAGCTTTAATTTCCCCTATTTCCTCAACATCAACAGGTAACCCCTTGATGTTGATATTGGGATTTCGAAGCTTATCATGCTCTGGTAATCTCTTTGATACACCTACTTTTAATCTCCAGTGTCCATTCTCGAAGCGAATGCTCGTAAGATTTACATTCTTAATCTTGAAGATTTTGCGGTCATAGGTCTTGAGAACCTGCCTGGCACTCTGAAACTCAAGTATTCTTGGTTTGTCACCCCTCATTATACTTTTACCCTCCATCTAAATCTAGCATAACAGGTCTCTCCACCATCATCGGAAATCTGGCCATTGATTCTCACTGTGGTAGCTCCTAGATTTGATTCAGGCTGGGTAATAGCAGTTGGGGTTTCTGATGTTTCCCATTCTCCCCAAGCTCCATGAGTAGGCTCAGTAGCAGCATACTTCCTCTGCCACACATCAAGGAAATGCATGGTGCTTTCTGTACCTGCGGTTGCGTAGTTGTTATCTAGGTCAGCATTGGGATAACCAGTCCAACCCCCAGTGCCTTTACCAACTATAACTAGGCTTGGTGCGCCTGCCCATGTTGCTGCCCTCGCAGTAGAGGTTCTGGTCGTCCAGTTGATATAGTCAGTCGAATAATCAAAATAGACATTGCTAGCATCTGCTCTGACTCTTATCCAATACCAGGTTTTGATTGCACCAGTTCCAGGATTTTGCCACGCCTCCGTCAGTGTTCCAGCCTTGTTATAGATGGCCCTGAAAGAATAATTATAGGGAGCAGTAAACCAGCCCAATCCCATAGCAGCCCAGTCATTTGTATCCCAATAAGCAAAGACATGAGGCGCCCAAGTGCCGCCGATGTTTGTATCCAGTACATAAACTCTTGTCTCAACAACGAAATTGGCTAATGCTGAGGCTGCCTTTTCCACATGGGCATAATGATTTGCATGTTCCTTTAACCTCATCCCAAATCCTTCAGCGTCTATGCTTGTTCCGCCATCCTCTGTCCAGCCTGTTATCGTGGCACTGCGAGTCGAGAATGTTAGACTGGTATCTATCTCAAGATTAGCTGTGTGTCCAGTGTGGTAAGCGTTCTTCCCGAAATGCAAGGAGTCAGCCTCAGTTCCCCAACCTAGCTTTACAGAACAGACTAGCCCATTCTCCATACAGAAGAATACCCTGCCACCATAGGCTTGTGTTGCGCCACCGCACATAGCACCCCAGGGCAAAGCCCCCTTGTAAACCAGAGTACCATCAGATTGTTTGAGTACATAGAACGTGCCGATATGGTAATTGGTAGCCGAGTAATCGTAGTCAATCCCCGCAAGCACGATATGCGTGTCAGTTAGAAGCATCGAATTTCCTATCTCGATACCATCCGTCCACATATCTGCTGTATTTACCCAAGCGTCATAGCCAGTAGTAACATCTACAGCATAGAGTTTAGCGTGGTATTGAGTCGCTCCTGCGTTTTCTTCTCTGATACCAACAAATAGCTTGCCATTGTAGTAAGCCAGTGTGCCCTTAATGTAAGGCGTTGTTAGACCTGTGTATGTTACATAGTCCGTGTCTGAGCCTGCACCAGCAGCAAATGTGTGAGTCCAGTCTATGCTCATATCTGAAGGGTCAACGCAGCAAACTTTGTTCAACCCAGCCAAGCAAAGAATCCTATTGTTATCCTCATCATAGATAGGAGAGGCGTAGGTTGATGAGACTGTCCCATCTCCAATGTCTGTCGAACTTCCTGAACCATCACTGAGGGCTATCTTGTGAAGCCGAGCAGTTGACCTGTCATAGAAATAGACATAGCTACCAACAATTAAAGGGCTGGCAAACGAGCCTGTGTTATATGACGGCTGCGTGTCGAGTTCATACGACCATGCTGCTGAAAGGTCTGACATACTGAAAGACCTGAGATACCACTTGGATGAGGTATAAATAGGAGCAATAACCCTATCATTGCCTGTATCCCAAGCCATGCCCTCAATATCCATATAGTGAGTAGCATTGCCAATATCAACAGAGTGTGTTGGGGTATCAGGTGCAGACAGGGCAAACCTTCTGATGTAGCAGTTCTTTATATCGTAGATAATCATGTAGTCAGAACCGCCAGACTCAAAGAGAATGGGCGTGCTTTGCGTATAATAGGAAGCTGCATAAGTAGCTTGTAATTCACCACCCACGCTATACTTCTTAACCCCCCCATTTGAGTTGGTATAATCACAGGCTGGAACATAGAGATAGCCACCATAGATGACGGAGTGTTCTGTAAACTCCTCCCCCGTGTCTGCTACCCATTCATAGTTCTGCGCTCCGAGCTTGCCATAGAAAGGAAAGGTAGTTGCAGGGTCAAAAGTTGGCGTGTGATTACTCTTACCACAATAGAGATAAATAGGCACAGTCCCGCTTTCAAGTGAGTCAGCAATAGGTACTCGGAATATAGCCAAGCGGTTAGGGCTAGTGCCTGTTATGGAGATGAGTGCAGGGATAAGCTCTGTTACCTCATCATCGTCTGTAAACGCAACATCGTATGGAAAATCAGTGCATCTCCCATCCAGATAGACGTTATAATCATCATCTGAGCCAGCCCCTTCGTGAACTGCAATCAAAATCTGATAGTCAGTCCCAGCACCAGTAGCACCAGTTAGATTATGCGATATTCGATGTGAATAACCTGTTAGCCAAGCCATTCTATCTCCTTAAATCAAATATGAGGGAGCATCTTGGTAGATACCCCCTCTATTTAGGTTCATATTCCACCAAGATTATGAACCTTGTTTAGACTGTATCTTTATGGTCTGGTCAACTGTGTCTCCAGCCTCGAATGTCACTGATGCAGCCCACTCATGGAAGGCTTGTAACACAGTTGAATTAGATACATGGGTAAAGATACCAGCACCATAGACAGTATAAGCTCCAGGCTCCCAAGCTGTCTTAGCACAGACAACAGTATCATTGGTCTTGGTGGTAGTATCCAATGTTGGAGTTACTGCTTCCCTAGTTATCCCTGTCTCAGAGGGCAAATCGCTACTATCCTCAGTCAGAGAAGCCATACTAGCAACACTTAGACCAAGATGAGAAAGTGTATCTGGAGCATCACCCTTTAGTAGTTTACTTACACTCTCATATAGTTTTGCAGTTGGTATACATCTTTCAGCCATCTGTATTTACCTCCTTAATATATTCTTGACCTTCAAGGATAAGAATCTTCTTACCAGGTGAGAAGGTCTTTCACCTGTTCTCAGAGCTTCTGAAATATTTTTCCTACGATTTCTCATCGCATATTTTATTCTCTCTGCCTCATATAAGTTCCCCCAGAAATCCTCAGCATCAATGGAACAGAACTGGACAAGAAGATTACCTTTGCTGTCCCTTATACAGGCTTCCCCAATTATCCTAGAACCAGTTGCTGTATCACTCATACCATCTCCTTATAAGACCTTATAGATAATAGCTATTGCACCACCAAGGATACCAGCCAGAGTCAGTAACTGAAGCTTCCATGACCATTCCACTTTCTGTATTAGGTATCTATGGTCATTGCTATAAAACTTCTGAAACCACCCAGGAGCTTCATCTAACCACTTAGGAAGGTTATTCATCCTTCCCCCTTTGGTTGGGCTTCACTTCTCCCTGTCTGCTTATCAACCATCTGGTAACACATAGCCTTAGCTTGTTCTGGGTCTCTACCACTTCTAATCTCTGTGGCTATACAAGCAGACCTAGCTGCCTTTATCTGGGCATCACCTGAGTTCTTATCTAAAGCATCCACTTCTGGTACAGGCATATTATCCTCCTGACTGGTTGGGAGGAGAATCAATCTCTCCTCCCTCCCTAATTTAGATAGTCACAAAAGCGTTGTCGTTGAGTAAAATCCATCCTGTTCCTATAGCATCAAGGACTCCAGCACAGTTACATCTGACATACTTCTTATCAGTAGCAAACCTAACTACATAGACACCAGGTATATCCGATGGGACAGCAACTGTAGTACCAGCACCATAGGTCTTAGTTCCTGCACCAGTTCCAGCAGATGTGATAGTTTTCCCAGCAGCTTCATTGAACACATCCCCAGAATCAACTGGTTGAACTCTAATTAGACCTACTCCACCAATAACCGCTAATGCGGGGTCAAAGTAGGTCAGATAGCCAGTATCAGCAGTTGTTTCCTGGGTTATTAACAGACCTATATCAGCCTGCACAAAGCCTGTGGTAGCTGTGACATAAAACTCCAACTGGTTAGCTCCATAGAGTGTTGGAAACGTAGCTATTGTCCCCCAATTTGCTACCAAATCATCGGAAGCTTCAATGGTCACAACAGCCTTATCAGTATTGATAAAAGCAGCAGACTCTCCAGCACCAAATCCAAGAAGTACCATCACTGCGGCCAAGCCCTTAACCCCTGTCTTACTGATGTCAATAACCTTATTACCATCAGCATTGACAGCGAGGGCTATTGCAGCAACATCAGCTTCATCTATGGAGACAAGTGCTCCACCTGAGCCTAGCCCCTTTAGTATTCCTAACGCATCAAAAGCCATATCGTTATTCCTCCTTTTTACTTATTTTACTAACTCTGTACTATGTTGTCTGGGAAGACATTGCACAGCCTTGCTATTGAACGAGGGTTGACATGAGCAAGTCCCAGAGGCCAGTCTATCTCAGTTCTGTAAACTGGCATAGCCTCTAGTAAACCCTTGTCCACAACTTCCATAGGATATTCTTGGATACCCCAAACATGCTCACCTATCCCAAACTTCACTGCATAGATAGATGTGCTGACATCACTGGTGTATATATCCTGTGGGTCTTCAGTATTGGTGATGATTTCAGTTACCTGGTCGGCCTTCGTCCCAATATCAACCATCCTCACACCAGCAAAGACATCTATGAATCTACCGAACATATCCTGTGCCTGGTTGAGCAGCCTCTCCTGTCTTAGGAGTGAGCTAACCGCAAGCAGACATTTCTTGTTCATAAGCAGTACGTCAGGTTTATGACCATCAATAGAGTAGACTAGGGTAAACAGCTTATCTAAGAAGTTGTTCCTATTAGCTGTATCATACAGGATACCAGCATCCCTGGCAGCACCATAAGTACCCCCACAGTCAATAAACTGGCCTGTATAACCCTCTGCTACAATATCATCCACCCTTACAGATATTCCCTTGAACTCTTCAGGGTCAACTACAGGACTTCCATTGATGAACTTGTCATTGAACTTATAAGCTAACGCTCTGACCATCATTTGCTGTTGAACAGCCCTAGCATCTGCTATGGTGTTCTTAGCCCTAGCAATAGCCTTGTCAGTATCAATCATTCCACCCAGCAATGAAATCACCTCTGTCTTCTGTTCAAAGTGTCCAGTAGACTCTGCATATCCAGCGTTTAGCTTACGAAAGCCAACACTTGGCAGGTCTTGGTACTTCACAACAGCAGTAGATAGTGTTCCAATAGTCTCCCAAGGAACTACCTCCATCATAGAGGCTTCCATCAAGAGTGTATCTATTACTGATTTCCTCAGAACATCAGTTTCTATTTTGCTTAGTTCAGCTAATGTCCAAGCCATATTCTCTTTTCCTCCTTATTATTATTTGTTGCTAGACGATTCATAAGCCTGTCTAGCAAGTTCCATTGGTGAACCTTTCAATTCACCTGAGCCCCCACCTGAACCAAGGTCAGGAGATGGCCTCTTGTCCCCAAGCACTTCTAATACTGTTCGCATCTCTGTTTCTGACATCTTAGAAGCTCTCTCATCAGAGACTCCTCTCTTTTTAAGTGCATCCTTGAGTTCAGAAGCAGTCTTCTCTTGGATACTTTTTAGCTCAGTAGTCTTAGTTTCAAGCTGAGATTTAGCATCATTCAACTCTTGCCTAATCTTTCCAAGCTCTTCTGCATTGGGGGCATTTTTTAGTTGCTCTTCAAGGCCTTTGACCTTTTCCTCTGCAGCCTGTAGTTTTCCACCAAGACTTTCCTTGATGCCAACATACTTACTCCAGGGGACTACTTTAGGATACTTACCCTCAGAATCCCTCTCCAGCTTAACGCTGCCTTCTTCATTGGGTTCAATAGGGGTAATCTCCTCATTGTCCTTGCCTTCATCAGACATTGTTCTTATTCCTCCTTTTTAAGGTACTGTCTCTATTATAAAACAGCCAGTTTATTTTGTCAAGTCCTACTCAGGTAAAAGTTTAGCCCAATCTGGTATCTCAGGTAAAGCTGTCCAATGTACCCTCCTTACTATGTTTCCTTGTTCATCAAGGAAGTCAAAGCTACTGAAGTATTGCTCCAAGATTTCTTTAGCATTTTTAGAATGAAGGGTAGAAACCTGTTCCCAGAAGTATAAAGCAGCATCAACAGCAGGGTGGGTAATACGATAGTCTACCCTCTCACTGGAAGGAAGGTCTTTATATTCTGCTAACAATGATTCACATTGGTAGGCAAACCTATCAAGGTTAGAGAAACCACTTCCTTCCATATCCACCTGCCAGATTGGTACTCCTTCTTCCTCTACCTTATTCATAAGGTCAATCCTGTATGAACTCAGGGTATAGTACTTCCCTTCTACACTCTGACCTAATTGCTGCCTCTTTTCATCCATGAACTTTGCTACCACTTGGGTAGTTTGGAATATCTCATCAGGGTCTTGGAGATAGAAGAAAGCAGTCAACCAATCTCTTTCACCATGAGCTATTCGTAAGAGTTGGGTAGCTATTCCTGGTGTGAAGGTTTTCTTCATGTTACTCCAACCTTCATTAAACCTTTGGTCATCTTGAGTAAGGAAACCTGCTACCAAGTTAGCCACTGCACCAGGAATCTCAAGACCAGGAAGTTCACCTGATATAGCATCAGCTAGGTAGTTCAATGAAGTTATTCCTGTATACTGCCAGGCTTCAAGTCTCTTTCTGTCTCTCAGTGAGAAGGCAAAGGCAACAATAGCCATATAAAGGAGGGCTGATTTGTAGGTCATTGACCAATTCTTCTTAGGCATAATTTCACTCAGAGTCTTACCTTGCTCCTTGGCATAGTTAAGATATGCTTGGGAAGGACTCCTCTTTATCCACTTTATTCCTAACTCTACAAAGTTCTCACCCCAAGTTGCAAGGACAGTGAGTACTCTCCCCATAGAACTCTGACCCAGCTCCATAGCATTCATCTGGGTATAAAGGTATTGGGTATCAGCAGCTACTTCATCACCCCTCTCTATCCATAAGGACTGGGGTGCATCAGGGAACAAGGCTTTAGCCTCCGCATACCCAGCTAAGAAAGCATTGGACACATTCAATCTATCTGCAGCTCTGAACATAGAAAGAGCTATCTCCCTAAATTCCTGTGACCAACGAGAACCAAAAGCCTCATCAATTCCAGGTAGGTAAGCACCTTTCCTTGAACGGATAGCAAGAGATTGTTCCATAGCAGCCTTACCCTCTGCTGTTGCTCTCAAGGCTATACCTTTAGCAAAGTTACCAGCTCCTACCTCACATAAGGTCAGGATATTTTGACTCAAGTTCCTGATTGCAGAACTAGGCTTCAATCCCATCCATAGGGTGTAGTAGATATTAGCTAAGTTGTAGGAAACCATACCAGCAAAGTTACCACGAGTTAAGAGATTAGCAAATGGTTTCCCTCCTGGTAATTTCTCAAGCTTTGCAGCTATCCCCCTAAACATATTATTTGTCTCTATATCTAACTTTGAAGGAGCACTTGTCATTCTTCTAGTATATTCACGAAAATATCTACGAACTATTGGGGGAGTGTTAGTATCATTAGCTATTACTGCTATCTTCTGGAGGAGAGGCTCATAGTATAGAACTCTCAATGCTCTGGAATCATAAGCCCAAGCTGCTGCAAAGGGGTCTTCAATAAGACCAGTAGTCGCTCCCAATCTCTCCTGAAGATAAGGCATAAACACTGTCTTCGGAGCACGATACTCAAGGGCTCTAAGAATGGCAGGGTCAGGAGGATGTCCTTCCTTATATTGAGCCATCATATCAGCCTCAAAAATGTGGGTAATATAGTTCTCTCTCCTCTGCTCCTCTGGGATACCAAGTCTATCTGCCCACTCATCAAAGTGTCTCTTGAAGAAGTCTACAGCTTGCTGCTCCTCGGTAGTAAGTTCCTGAGTACCAGGATTCTCTAGCTCTCGGAATACCAGGTATCTCCTCTCCTTCTTCACTAACTTTGACATCTCTAATAGCTCCTGTCTAAAGGCTATCCTAGCCTCCAGCATATTAACCTCTGCCTCTTGGACTGTCTTATAGAGCCTGTATAAACCAAGCATCTCAAAGATTTTCCTAGATGGTCTTGCTCTCTCCTTAATACTTATATCCTGGATAATAGGAGACTCATCAACAACCTCTGTTGGGATAGGCTCATCAGGGTCTATTGGGATTCCACCTTCACTGTATATCTCCTCTGAGGTTACAGTAGGTTCTACCACAGGTTTTGTAACTTCAGGTGGTTTAGGTGTAATTTCTTCTGCTTTACCCCATAATTCCTTAAAGCGTTCCTCCAGTTTATTAGCAGGGTCAAAGGTTTCAGCATAGTCCGCCAAGCTATCTATCCATTGTTTTTCAGCCCTAACTCTTTCTGCTTGTTCCAACGCAGATAATTTCTCAGGTGGATAAAGTTTATAATATTCCTCTTGAGCTTTTTCTACAAAGGACAAGCCTCTTTCCCTCCAATCATGGTATCGCTTCTCAAGAAAACTGCCAAAGGATTCTATTGCAGTAATTTCTTCTGTGGTGGTGGAAACAGTCTCCCAGTCCACCTCACCAATATATCTCTTATAAACCCTCAACATATCAGGAGACATCTCTGACTCAGGAGCAAATCCTATCTTGTTCTCCTCAACATACTTCAAAACAGCATCCAAAGCTTTATGGCTCTTTTCTGTATGTGGCTCAGCAGATACAATAGAATCAAGAGTTAATACCCCATCTCTAACATGAGCTGTAGCAGCCATAAGAGGATTTCCCTCATTATCAGTAAAGATTATTGCTTCACCTTCGGATATAGGGACTGTATGCAATGAATTAGGTTTAACTTCAACCTCCTCAAGATAGGTCTTAGCCTCTTCAAGCTTCTGTTGCTGGACATAAGCTGGCATAGGAGTACCTTGCTCTGTCACACCCAAAACCTCCCTCCGAGCAGCAGTACCCCAGAATTCCTGTTCCTTAACACCACCTTCAAGTGCTCGGATAAATCTCTCCTCAGCAGTTAAAGGTCGTAACTTCTTTAGTTCACTGGTAATATTATCCCTAATCTTCTGGGAAGTTTGAATCTTCTTCTTCAAATCTATTAACCTATCCTGTATATCAGCCTTATTCCAAGGAGAAGTAGTAGTTTCCATCTCAGCCACAGCAGCATCATAAGCATTCTGGTAGTCCCTAACAGCTGAATCAAACTTCTCTAGTTGGGTCTGGAGGAACTCTATCCTCTTAGTGTGGACTCTCTTAGTTGGGTCAGTAATCTCAGCATTGTAAGCATCCTCCTTGGCTACCTCTGTAAGGTCTGCAATAAGCTCAGCACCATCTGGGGTAGAAGCATAGTCATCCAAGGCTATCCTAGCTGCTGTTAGCTCAGCCTGAGCTTTCTCTACACCTTTAGCCTCAAGTTCCTCTATTGACTCTGCAGTCAAGGTATCATAGATTTCCTTCTGCTCAACAGTCATATAAGTCTCAGTATTATTGATAATATTGGAAAGAATATCACCACCACCACCCATACCAATACCCATCATACCACCAAGAGTAGCTGCTAACTGAGCTTCAGAATCCCACCTCCAAGGGTCTTCTTCACCCATAGCTGCCCTCTGTATCGCTAACTGATAACGTTCCTCCCAACCCTCTTCTAAACCTGTTATCACTATCCTACCTCCAACTCTAGCAACAGTGAATAATCCCTTAGCAATCCCATTGGCTAATATCTTAGCAGTTGGAGGTATAGGAGCTAAGGATGCAATAGCCTCTCCCATATCTAAACCAGCAAGCTTCATATTGTTCCAAAAAACCTCATTAAACACCCCCTCTGCTTCTTTGGGGGTAAATCCTCTATTTAATGCTTCATCATAACTCTCAGCAGCCTCAGTTATAGATTCCATGGGTCTTGAGAGTGATGCACTACCTGCACCAGCAAAGAGATTCTGGATAATCCAACTTCCAAATTTACCAAGTTTAGAGGTAGAAGTAACTAATCTACCAGCTACTTTGCCCCCTACTGCAGACCCAGCAGACCATCCAAGAAGAGTCAAGGGAAGAAGAAGTACTTGGAGGGGAAGAGTCCTAACTCCCTCTAAGAACAGTTGCATAGCTTGTGGAGTAGTCCAAAATCTAGGGTCAAGTAAATTTGTCATCTTAAAATCTGCAAGACTAGCTACCTGTGGCATAGTTTTTTCTAAAGCTTCTGCACCTTGGAACATATCATTCATAAAACCATCCTTCCCTAAGAGATGAGCAGCCCCCCCAAACAAAGTAAGGGCAGAAGATACACCAGAGTTCCAAGCTTGACTTATTAGCGTAGTTTTAGGATAACTGCCCTGCTCATGAAGGGCTTTAAGTTCCCATATATCCTCCTCTGCCCAAGGAAGAGTAACATCAGTAATCCCCGTGTTTACTGTGTACCACTGTGTAATTGCTTCTGTACTCCCATCAGATTCTATGAAGTTCAATATAGCCTTATCAGTCAACAAGGGATAAAAGTATCTAAGTTGCTCCGCCATATATGTAAAGTAATCAGTAGGTGAAGTAACAGGTAAAGATAGGGATAAGTTATAGCAATCAAGAAGTGTATCAATTTCTTGGCTAATAAAAGGACTGTCGAAGTATTCCCTTCTCTCTGCAGGAGACCATTTTTCAGCATAAGGTTTTACCTGCCCAACCGCACATTTATACCTAAAAAACCAATCCTCGACTTCCTCCCTAGTTCCACCAATAGCAAAGAATTCAGTATAAGCTTGTGTTGGCAAAGTGGTATATTTGGTTCTAAGTAACCAATATGCCTTATCTTTATCAGAGGAATTTGTTGGAGGAGATGGAGAAGGACTTTCTTGAAGTTCATACTCCTCAGCCAAGGATAGAGGGACAACCTTACCATCTTGGTCAATATTAGCCACCCTCTCTCCACCAAAATAAATCCCATCATCCTTCTTCTGGATAGCTATGACTCGTTCATTCACTCCTGGAATACCAATAGTAATAGTATCAGGGACTCCAGTATCAGCAATCTCTTGCAATCGAGCTTGTTGGGCTGCTTCTATATCACTGACAAGGTCTCCAGAAGGGGTAACACCTGCTTCCCCCAGCTCAGCATTTACATTTTCATTGATAACATCCTGGAAGGCTTGTTCAGGATTCTCTACTTGTGGGGGATAAGCTAATTCGAGATACCTACCTATCTCATCGATGTCCTGGGAAAGTGCTACAGCAGATAAGATTTGGGTAGGGGATATTTGAGAGGCAGGATAAACACTGATAGACTTCATCCAATCTTCTATGTCTTCTGGAGCTGGAAATCCTCCTGTGTAGAGTTGAGCAACTTCCTCTATGGACTTCCCTGCTATCTCTGTATTATATTCTATGAACCATTGTCTCTCCTCATCGGTCAAAGGAAGCCTTAATGTCTCAGGTGAACGAGGGGATAACTCAGGAATAAATTTATAGAGTTGAGCTTCTTCACCACTGAGAAGACCTTGCAAGGCAAGGGAGGTAATATAATCCTTAATGGTTGGTGCTCTCTCTGATACTTGTTTTACCCTCTCTAACTCCCTAATCTCAGTCTCAGTCTCCCTTATATAGACATCAGCCTGTTCTGGAGTAAGACCATATTCTGTCCAAGGGGTCACATTCCTAAACCATTGGGGAGGGTTATATAACAAAGCAGCTACACCTCTGGCAGCTCTCTCAGGGAAAGGTGTCTGTCCCCAAACCTCAGGGGTAAACCTTGACATATAGATGTCTTTCTGGGCTGCAGCTAACTTCCCTAAATCTTCTAACCTAGCTGCATCCTGCTCTGTGAACTGGGTAGGAAACTTGGGAGTCTCTGGTAACTTTGGTAAACCTTGATTATTGTTTGCCATATTAACCTCTTATTACTCCTCCTTTACCAATCATATTTCTAAGCTCTTGGGGGGTAAAGCCAGTTGTTGCCTCTGGGGGTATAACACCTGACCTAGCCCCAAGAACCCTCCTTGTATTTCCAGTTGCTCCACCTTTTTCCCTTTCCTCAGCTATTGCCCCAGCTTCTAGGGGTCTCCCTTGACCTGGAGCTGGTGCTCCTATCTGAGCCTCCATAGCATTAGCTACATTATCAAATAAATCAGCCTGCCTTGAATCCCCCCTAACTCGGAGATACCTGGCATGATTTCTAAACAAGGCTATCTTCTCAATAGCAATAGCTTCAGGAGAATCAAGAATAATGTCCCTCCGCTTAGCTCTGATAATAGCCTGTGGGTCTTTCTTTCCTAGTACATCATGGATAAGGGTAGCTTTATCAAGGTGGTCTCTGAGGTAATAAGCTATTGTTCCCTTCTCAAGCATATCTTCTGGGGTAGCTACACTAGATTCAACAGTAATATTAACATCATCAGGGATGTCTACTGGTTTTAACTCTTCAATAAACTTTCCCCTGATATTAAAAACCTTCCCACTCTTCTTGAGCTGGGATAGCTCAAAGTTATCCCCTTCCTCTATGAAGAAGTGCTTAGCATCCATGTATGGGTAAAGAATCTGATTGGCTGAACTGGAAGCAAGCTGGGACAAAGCATACCCTGATTTCTGTCCTTCCATCATCCCAAACACAGCATCGTTAAAGCTTCCCTTCTGCTTTTCCCTGCTAATATCCATAAGATGAGCCTGGACTTCAATAGGTATAGCTGGGGGAGGGACTCTTACAAGACCTTGCTCACCAGGAGCATAGTGGAAAAGAGGTGCTCTCTCCCTTAGTTGCTCTACTGTAGCCTGTGGGGTCTGACTAAATTCTTCTGTTACAGGCTGCGCTGTATCCCTAAGAATCTGACTTATCATAGTCCTCCATTTATTGTAGGCAGACTCCACAGACTCATTAACCTCAAAGATACTTCTACCTGAAAGTTTCTTCCAATCACCTGTCTTCTTGGTAAGACTTCCTTTATCTGGGAAACCAGCTACAGGAGCTACAAGAAGCTTCATCTCAGGTCTATCAGCCAAAGCAGTCACCTGCTTCCCATCAATAAGTATCATATTATAAAAGGTATCCCCAACCAATCTCCAATAATCGTCAAGGACTACCTCTGCAGTTGGGGAAAAGATACCTGGATACTCATAATCCCACCCTTCCTTACTCTCTGCCTTTAGTTTAGCCTCTTCCCTTGTAATCTTATAACTATGGACACAAGCCACAAGCTTACCATCAGCATACCTGGGATAAACATCATAAGGATTCCAAAGTTGAGCTTTGAGTAGTCCCGTCTTTCCATCGAACATAAGAACACCTGAATACCAACCAAGGACTAAAAGATAGTGACCAAGTTCATCAAGGAAAGGCATAGAACCACCAAGCTTCCTCTCTCTGTCTATCTGCTTCCATACATACTGACATCCCCTATCAACTTTAGCTCTCTTATCCAGCTCTACAGCAGACTCACTGCTAATAGACATCGAATGGGAAAGCTCACCCCTAGTAAGGAGATAATGAGCCATATTATAGAAGGTTTGAGGTTCATTGCTTACATAAGACTCAAGACCTTTAGCTGCTAACTGGTCAATCAAAGTAAGAGTTTCATACCATTCCTTGAATTTAAGATTTCTTTGATACCAGAAGTTCTTGAGACTTTGAATATCTTGTCTTACCTTACTTATATCATTTTCCATAATCCCTCCTTACAGTGAAGCTACCAGTTCCATGTATTATAACTCCCTTGGAAACCTTTCGCCACTGCTCCAGTCTTTCTCACTGTAAGGGCTATCATAAAAGCTAGAGCCAAATCATCAAAGGTCTGGGCTTGCTCTCTATACTTTGTCTTCAATTTTACAAATCTAAAGCTACGAAGCTGCCTGACCAGGTTAGAATCCCATAGTTTAATCTGGGGAAGGTTCTCTCTGGTCACAGTCATTAAGAGACTCCTCGTTTGGTCATTACTCCACCAACCCCTCTGGTTTGTCATCCTCCCTGTAGTAAAGTCTACCTGATGAGCAACATTAGGGTAATCTGCAAGCTGCTCCAAGACAGCATAACCTGTAAAGTTTCTCTCTACTGCTATCATAGCATTATTATACCATTTACCCATCTTCTTCAATACTTCTGCGAACTGGTGTGGTTCAAGTCTAGCCTGGAATGTAGCACATACTCTCCAAAGACTATCTATGACCACAGCAGCACTATAACTTCCCTCTGGAGCACCCGAAGATGTATCAGCCCCTATCATATAGTTCATCTTCTCAATGGGTGGAATCCAGTATGTCCAACCATCTGGGTGCCTCTCTCCATCATAACAGACATTGGCTAGGTCTGTCAAGAGGCTCTGGTCGAAAACAGGGTCTCCAACAGTGATGAAACAATCAACATCATTCTCAGGATACTCAATGAAGAATAAACCACCTTTCTCTGCTAACTTGAATCTCCTCCACCTTATCTGGTCTTCATTGAGTTGGTGGGTATCAACAAGAAATTGTTCATCCTCAGTATAAGTAAGCTCCCCTACATCCTGGGGCTGTAGAAGGTTAAGGATTTCTGGGTCTTCTGGATTCCTTGGTATCTGGTAATCTTTACCTAACCACCAAGGAAAGAAGAAAGGTTTATAGGGACTCTTCCCCTCTCTAGCCTTTACCCAAGTCTCATAGAAGATATTATTCTCCCCATTAGGACTGGATTCTAGTGTAAGTTCACCATTCAGAGGAACAGCATCCTGGATACCTGATAGAATCTTCTCCCCACCTTCATAGAAGGCTACCTCTGAAAGATGACCCATGTGAATTGTATCCCCTCTTGAGAATGCTCTAGCCCCTGATGTACCAATATAGATACTACTATCGAGTTCAGGGAAGCTCTTCTCAGACCTTGATTCAGCACCAAGAGCTGGCTTGGGACTATCCATAGAC